GTATTGCCTTCTCATGTCAAGTCTACTATTTCACACACATCACCAGAGCAAGCCATAGTTTGCATTGCTACAGTGTTATCGTCTTTCTCGTACTCAGACAGCCCAGCCCAATTAATCTTCTTGGGCATAACAGATAGTAACATATCATAGTCACTCTTGCCAACCTCTTGATACGGTGCTTGCTGATATGTGTGTTCATTGTATGGTAAAAATGACACACCTGACATCTCATCAAAATGTTTGTACACGAATGCACCCACCTCAAACCATTCATCCTTACGTACATTACAAGTAATGCTTGGCTTGTGCTCACACCAATGGCGTTGATACATGAGCCATGTCTCTAGCTGTTGAATGGCTGACAGATCAGACGTTACAATAGCCTTACGAGGTGACTTAACAGGGAAGCTGAACACTGTAGTGGCATCAGGCTTCATAACGTCTGGCTCATTAGGTATACCTTGATCCTTCATAAACTGTGTCAAGGGGTCTTTATCATCACCACGCACAGTACGGATATAATAGGGACTATGGCGAGGGTGTATGCCAGAGGCACTATCCACCAGTTGCGAGACTGTTCCTGACGGCTTGACGCAGCTAATAGCAGTAGCAACAGGTATACCAAGACGGTCAGCCCATTCAGCATTAGTAGATACAGCAATCCCACGTAGATGTTCAAGGGTCTTATCCAATCCTTTGTTTGCGGTAGTCATCAAGGGGTTGTCCATTATCCCTGTGAGAGACACACCGAGCAATCGTTCCTCTTCTGTATTTCGTTGCCACACCTTTCGCAGATATGGGAACTTTGTGTACGTGCTTTGGATCGTCCCAAGTATTGTGGCGAGTCTGACTTTTCTAGCCAAGTCTTCCAACGAATCTGTGGCACGTACCACAACTTCCGTAAGGTTACAGAACTGATATGGACGCAGAATAATTTCACTGCATGGGTTAGTTCCAAACTCCCAATCAGGGTCACGTCTACCATACTTTGCAGCTTGTTTCTTACTTGCCTCACGATTGAATATACCACGTTCACCACTCCCACTTTCTACTAATGACATCCATTCACGCATGAAGGATACTGCATCTGGTTTCTCTGTATAACTAACACTGTTATTAGCTAATGCACGTTGTGGTTCATTCTCCCACCACTGTCCTGACTTAGCATGACGCATACGGTCATCACTCAGGTTACTCAATGAGATCATAGCTGACCTACGTACACCACCAACTACGACTACCTCACCAATCTTGCACATGATGTCGTGACATTCAATGCTAGATAGCCTACGTCCTTGTGCATCTTTAAATATCCGTACCACAAAGTTGAACAAATCCACCAGAGGTGCAGGTCCACTTGCCCTACCACCAAATGTTTTTAGTCTAGCCCCTGCAGGACGTACACGTGAAACATCCCACTGTGGTATCTCACCTGCCCAAAGAAGAGCCATCACTTGTCTGAGAGATTTAGCCCAACCTTCTTTGCTATCCTTCACAACGACTGTGGTATCACTGTCGAACAACTCAGGGACTTCGGGAAGTTTACTAATGAACTGCCTCTCAACACTGAAGCCAACACCAGTACCACACAAGAGGATGAACATAGCCTCATCGAAGGACTTAGGGTCATCTATGGGTAAGTAGCTACAGTTGTACATGCAGGTGTTATCCCTGTCTGCTGCTGGACCTGCTGTCATCATGGATCGCATGGATGGCATAACCTGTAGGTCAAGTATTGCATCTGAGATTTCTACTGCTACACCATTTTGAGGTGGGTCAGAACGGTCTAAGACTGTATCGACAACGTTGGTCATATAACGTCCTATAGTTTCAGCCCAATTCTCCCTGCGTCCTACATCGTCAAGCCATCGTGCATAACGTGACTTGTGTATGAAGGATTGATAGTCAGTAGATAGGTAGTTCTGTATCATATCTATTCTCCTAATACTTTAATTGTTTTTATACTCATTCCATCTACATCGTAGATAAACTCCTGTAGTGCTTCCTTGATTTCTTCATCAACAAAACCATCTACAGGAATAGGATATTCATCTTCGTCTAGTTCCAGTGTAAGATATACCTTAACCACCATCACCAGACTCTTCCTCTATTAACTGGTTTAGATACCACTGTGCTTTCTGCAAGTCCTCTACACCATTCTTATATCTGTATCGCCATAGGTACTTCATAATGTTACCCTGTAGGTAGTACTGATAACCTTCCTCTCCTGTTGCGGCACGAATAGCATCAATACATTCTATACCTGCATAGTTATAGTGATCGGGTGAGTTTACCATGTCTACATCTGCAGTTAGCTTGGGTTCTACTTTATCTGACATACGTATCTCCTTATTTAAAGTTAAGTTCTATTACATTACTACCCTGTTTACTAGTTACCTTGGGTATTTTTTCTTGCTCTTCTTTTTGTACACTCTCTGCGTACTTGTACAGTACCTCTCTAATCATTTCATTCTCTTCCATAGCAGGTACAGAAGCAAGTACCATATGCACAAGGCGCATTAAGTTTAGGTAGTCATCATCGTCAAGATAGTTTTCATCGGTAGTTGTGTTACCGACTAGCAACTCCCCTGTCCACTTACCTTTCTCGTCTAGAAATGGACTGATACGTATAATGAAATCATTAGGATCAAAGTCAAGTAGTATTTTCTCATCTGCCACATTTAATTCCTCTTCACTTTTTTGTGTGGGAAGTGTATCAAGTCAGGATGCATGTCCTTACCCTTCTCATTGAGCCATTCCTCTGGGATGATCCTGTCATAAAACGGAATCTTGTTTCTCTCACACCACTGACCGTAGGTAGTCTTAGCACCCTTACTCAGCTTACGTCTACTACTTTCAAACACAAACCTAATGTCTAGCTTTGGATGCTGTTTCTTAATAGCCGCATGTTTACGTCTGTCATCTGATGTAAACCTGCCCTTAGTTTCTATTATGATCCCATTAGGTAATACAAAGTCTGGTGTATAGGTGCGGTACATGAGGTCTTCCCATTCGATCTTGATGGCTTCATACTTAACTTTTACGCCATGCTCTACCAAATAGTCTTTGACTTTTATCTCAAGCCCACTCCTATACCCATACTTTAAAGCAGCAGCAAATTGCTTGCCGTTCATTAGAACCTGAACCAATCAAGTGTAGGGAAACTGGTTGCAGACGGATACCCAAGAGACTTTAATTCTTCTCTAATGGCTTCGTCAGCATCCTTACGTGTCTGCATTGCTGCTCGTAGTCCTGCATACTTAGCTTCATGTAATGCTTTCTTACGTACACGTACCTCTCGTTCCATACCTTCGATCTGCTCCTGCATCTCTTTTATTTCATCATCACCTAGCATTGTTACTCCTTTCAATCTATGTAACCCACGATGGGTTTGTTCTTAGCCTGTGATACCCTAGAGGGTAACTCCTTAAGTGTAGGGTAACATTCAAATCTGTAGTCACAGAACTTGCAGTTACTATTTAACACCCTATTGCCAGTTGCCTTGCCCCTAAACGTTTCGGGTACAGGGTCAAAGCACCTTGCAAACTCGTTACTATCTACGGTAGCCACTGTATCATTTAACTTAGTAAGTTCTTCGTCCATGTCAAGACCTTCGGCAGCAACATATTTTATATTACCATTGGCCTTGTTCACTACCCACCAACCACCTGCTTTCTTTCCAGATGCTTTAGCATATCCAGCCAGTTGTCCCACATAACCAAATGGGTCACTGGCTTTTAACGTTTGGTAGGAATCAAACTTGTTTCTGTATGACCAATCACTGGCAGACTTAACGTCATCAACAGCACCATTGATTACAAGATCGTATGATCCTTTTACTGTGGTCTTGTCTAGCTCTAGCTCTACGTAGTTGTCTTCATCCTCGTACTGTACTCCTGCTTCTGTGATGATACCCTTGAACGCAGCCTCTACGATGTCACCTAGCAGCATGTTCATAACGAATGTTGTTGGTTTGGGCAACGCCTTCTCTGGTTTATTCTTCTCAAACCAAAGCTGACAAGTTGGCCTACCTATGTTTGACATACGTAGACGAAACTTATCACGCCGATTGCCCCCACCAAACTGACGTTTAATAGCATCCATTACATCTTTACCAATCTGTTCTATTGTCTCTTCAGACATTGTTGATTTACCAGATGTAGCATCCTCAAGATACTGATTAATCGCCAGTTCAGCAGGGTGGTTCATTATACGAAGTCCTCTTCGTTAATGTCCACAAAGGCTTCTACTGTATCCGTATCCACCTCTTCGTTCTTGTGCATATTCTCGTTCCACGAGTTGAGAATGTACGTATTGTAGTTCTCAATCCATGCAACGAAGTTACCAAACACTTCCTGTGCATCGTTGTCCATGTCTAGTGTAGTGTTCAAGTCCAATTCTGTAACAGGAATATAGAAGCTGTTACCGTTAGGTAATGGTACTTCACTAGATGTTAGTGTGACATTGTGTTGTGGTGGTAGTCTACGCATCTTATTAAGATCAGCAAACACCTTGCCTACAATCTTGAAAGCATCACGGTTGTCAATCTCCCACACGAATGCTGTAGGTTCTACGTCAACAGAGTTACCCTCTGCATCTGTGGCATTGACAAGCTCCACCGTACCAAACAATGCACGAACACGTTTGATAGAACGGATCAAGTCCTTCATGCTATCAGGTAATGCAGCCCAATCTTTGATGAACCCTGCAGGTTTACCACAGTTAAACCCACCGTCATTATCCTTCATGTCACCATTGAGGTCATTGACCATAACAGTTTTGATGTAACGATTAGGGGTGTGGTCTGTACCCTTAACGAACTTCTTGTGCATAAACCGTTGCAGGAATGGACGGATACGTACACTCTCTGCGTAG